GAAGACTATGGTCGCAGTATCGTTATCGTCCCTAACAAGAGTCTTGTTGTGCAGACAGAAGCTGATTACATTAACTTGGGTCTAGACGTTGGTGTATACTTTGGTGATCGTAAAGACTTGGGTAAAACACATACCATATGCACATGGCAAAGTTTAAACGTCATTGATAAGAGATTTAAAGACGGCGAAAGTGATTTTAGTTTATCTGACTTTTCTGAAGGTGTAGTGTGCGTTATGGTGGATGAAGTTCACCAAGCAAAAGCTGATGTATTGAAAACATTACTTACTGGAGTAATGAGTCAAGTACCTATTCGTTGGGGACTAACAGGAACTATACCTAAAGCTAAGATCGAATCATTGTCATTGACAATTAGCTTGGGACCAGTCATTGGTTCATTGGCTGCTAGTACATTACAAGAAATGGGTGTGTTGTCACAATGTCATGTCAACATTATTCAACTTCAAGATGGTGTTGAATTTACTAACTATCAAAGTGAACTTAAATTTTTAACCAGTGACGATAAGCGAATGTCTAAGATTGCTCAGTTAGCAAGTACGGTAAAAGACACTGGTAACACATTGATCCTTGTTGATAGAATTGAAGCGGGTCAATTACTACATCTCAAATTGGAAGAATTAGGTGTACCGGAAGACAACGTGGTATTCGTATCAGGTGGTACTAAAGGTACAACTCGCACAGAACACTATGATGACATTGCCACTGCTACTAATAAAATTATCATTGCTACATACGGTGTCGCAGCCGTTGGTATTAACATTCCTCGTATCTTTAATGTCATGTTATTAGAACCAGGCAAGAGTTTTGTAAGAGTGATTCAATCAATTGGTCGTGGCATTCGTAAAGTAGAAGACAAAGATTTTGTGCAGATTTGGGACATAACAAGTTCATGCAAGTTTGCCAAACGACACTTGACACAACGGAAAGCGTTCTACAAGGATGCGTCATACCCGTTTGATGTTGAAAAACTAAAATATAAGTGATATAATATAAACATGAGAATCCTTACACTTGAAAATTGTTTCTATAATTTAGAGACTTTACCGGACGAGATTGATGACCTTCGCTTTGCAATACTAGACAACAGCAATCCTAGCAATGTAGACTATCACTACATACCTCTAATCTTTTTAGAATCATTTAGCGCTCCTGCAGTGGTATTAAAAATAGGTGATGCTACAATAAAAATGCCTGTAGACTGGCAGATATTGATCGGTGAAAAAGAACATGGTGATTTAGAAATACTACCACTCACTAGTATCAATGACAGAGGCTTCAGCGCATTTGAATTTAACCCACTTTCTAGCTTTAGACCAGATTTCTTACCTATTGAAATCGTAGACATTTATCATGATGTAACTTGGTATGCACCTAGATTAAAGAACGGTCAGTTTCTATGTGTTCCTATTGACGATGGCCCTAAACCTAGATGTGTTTACTTTGTCAAGGAAGTTAGTAGAAATTGCGAACTAGTAGATTACGATCAGGCATTCTGAAATGGCAACTAAAAAACCACAATTAGCAAAAGATGAGAAATTTGAAAAGGTAGACATTGACCTTTTTGAAGTGTTAAACGCATTAGACAACAAAGATTATGGTTACTATGACAAGTTGACGGATGATCAAAAAAAGAAGGTAGTTCCCTTCATGCTAACTCATTGGATGAGTGCAATCAAAGGCAGCGAAGGTCTTTCTCGTTACTATGTGATGAGTGTTAATGAGTATGCGAATAAGCATTTGTTTTCAGAGTTTGTACAAAAACATCCTAAGCTTCAATGGATGATGCTATGCAGTGCAAGCCCGGGTGTAGGCAAACAATTTCATCAATGGATACCTCACATCAGATCAAAGGTAATTAACTACAAAGAAGCCGCTACTCTAAAAGAGATTAAAGACTACTATGCAAAAATATATCCCAAAGCTGATAACGAAAGCATAACAGAGGTGTCTAAGGCATATGTAACAGAACAAAAAAGAAAATTGTATTTAGGACAAGTTTATCCCAACATGAAGACTTCGGATCTCGAAGTTTTAAATCAAGTAGTTACAGATGAAGACATTGAACAGTACGAAAGAGACAGAGGAAATATCTAAACCAAAATACGGTTGTGAGTTTTGCGGCCGTAATTTCCTACGTGAATCAACTGTGCTCAAGCACATTTGCGAATACAAACATCGCTGGTTAGAAAAAGATCGATTGAGTAACAGACTAGGATTTCAAGCATGGCTTGAATTCTATAAAAAAAATAGCGCAAGTAAGAAGCAAAAGACATATGAAGAATTCATTAAGAGTGCATACTACACTGCCTTTGTAAAATTTGGTTCTTATTGTGTAGATATAAATGCATTGAATGTTAGTCGATTTGCAGATTGGTTAGTAAAGAATCAAATCAAGATTGACACATGGACTACTGATAGTATCTATACAAAATATTTAATTGAATATTTGCGAACAGAAGATCCATTAGATGCAATTCATCGAAGTGTCGAGGCTACTATTGAATTGGCAGCGAAAGAAACAATTCAGAGCAAAGACTATCTTAGGTATGGTAACGTAAATAGAATTTGTTTAGAAGTTACCAGAGGTAGAATAAGTCCATGGATGTTATTTCAATCCAAGAGCGGTGTAGATTTTATGGATAGATTAGATTCTATGCAGGTAAAAATAATCATTGACTACATTGATCCTGAGAAGTGGGCACTGAAGTTTCACAGAGAACCAGAGAATGTCAGCACAGTTAAAGAAATCCTCACTGCTGGGGGGTATTGATATTGACCACGATTTCGTGGTTCGTATTCCCTTTGAAATAACACTTGAGCCGTCAACATCTAGAAAAGTTCTGAATAACTGGAACGAGCATTGTGCCACTGCAATCGAAATGTTTGGATTGCCAGGTGACAAGTATACCTGTAGACTTACAAATAATAACATGGAATTCTGGTTCCGTGATGAAAAAGATGCAATGGTGTTTGAATTATGTTGCGGATAATACATAGAATTAAAGCTTGGATTCGTAAAGGTCGATCCGAGAAGAAACTTGCTAAAAGTGGTTATCACTCATGGTACCATTACAAGCACAATCGTGATGAAGATGTGTACATGTATGCAAACTATGTGCATGATTTCTACAAAGGCTATCCTTATGTACATGTTATAAAAGATTACAATCACTACGCATTTAAACTTATTTGTGACGAGGGTCCGTGCGGATCTATTTTTGGATATGATGAAATGACATTTTGGTGTGAAGAAAAAATCAGATGGAACTATCGCAGAGACATTCATAGAGTTATAGAAAACGCAAGCGGACTCGTTGAGTTCAACGATATAGGTGGAAGTGATTACATTTACTTTGCCTTCAAGAATGAAAAAGACTTTATGTATTTCTTACTAAGGTGGTCATGAAGGATTTACCATATATTGTAATTACTAAAAAGCTTGGATACGAAGCTGAGAAATGGTGCAAGGATAATATAGGCGAACGATATTTTGCTATAGGACGCAAGACTGGCACATGGACTTGTTTTTGGGCAAGCGACATAAGTTCTAAAAGCTATCGCTGGCATTTTAAAAGTGAAAAAGATGCTTTTTGGTTTTCATTGAAATGGCAATAAAGTATTACCCAGAACATTATGATTGGACCAGAGGCTGGGACGATGACCATCCGTACTGGCATATGCATGATGTAGTTGCCCAAAATCAAACTGAGCTAGATTTATTACATAAGGAAGTAGTATATTGGCTGTACCAAAACATAGATAACCCAGAACGACATTGCCGTTGGACTAGACAAGTATTGACTATTAGTGTAAAATTCAGATACGAAAAAGATTGTTTATGGTTTAAGTTAAGATTCTAATGAAAACAAGTATGAAGGTATATCAGTGACGACAATAGTAAATATAACCAATAAGAATGCAATTGATGCTCTAGACCTGGTATATAAATTGAAAGCCAAAGGATATGTTCAGGGAGTAGACTTTGATTTTGCATTTTATCAAAGTAAGTGGGATGACATGCTAGGTGAGATACCAAAGCAAACACAATTTACATTTTACAAGGAAGAATTAGCAACATGGTTCAGTCTACTATACCAATGAACAGTGTTCGTTCTTTATGAATTATTCTATTATACACGACGGTGCAGACTGCTATCCATGGCGTGAAGTGTTCACATGGTTGCCTGTTAAGACCGTAACTGGACAACGAGCATGGGGAATTAAAATTTATAAGCGTAGAGTGTGGGTAGTGTGGGGCACAGGCTTTCACATGGAACCCGAA